TTTATCGTGTCCCTTACTTGGTTGTAGGCTGCGATACAGGCGTTGAGTTCGTTGATTGCCCTGTCGCCTTCTGCTGCGAGTTGAGCAATAAGTCTGAGAGTCTCTCGCTCAGATTCGCTTGCTTCGGAGTTATTCCCGCTGGCAGAGGCGGCACTTGTGGCGGCTTGTACGCAACTTGAGGAGTTGAGCCGCACCCGACCAGCACGAATGGCAGCATCAAGAGAGTTTTGTTTTTGAGTGACAACATCGTTAGCCTCTTTCAGTTGTGAAGATGTTTGGTTAAGGTCTTGAGCGAGTTTCTGCTCTTTAGCCCTAGATTCCTCATTCAGACGAGCAATCTCAGCTTGCATCTCTGCATCACGCTCTTTATATCCCGTGTGAGTCCCGTACTTATATGTACCAAGGACTACACAGATAGCACCGATAATCATCCAAGGGTTAATCATTGTGCGCCCTCGCTTGTGCCAGTTCTTCACGTTCATGGTCAGGCTCCAAGTGGTCTGCTGGAGTTGTAGGGGGTGGTGGTGGTGTCCACGACTCATCTAATTGAGGATTGACCCATACAGGCAACGCACCCGATGGGTCACTTGGCTTTGGGGGCGTTTCTCCCTTTGGCTCACCAGATGAGCCTGAGACTGCCCGTTTAGTCATCACTCCACCAATTCCACCAACAATGAGCAGAACAATGTCGTTCAGCATCTTGAGATAACCTTGGTCGATTGGAGCCATAGACTTAATCGGTTGGGTTACAAACGTCACGCTATACAACATGAAGAACACGATTCCAGCTAGGATTACAGTCACGATGCCGACCACAAAGGCCCACACCCTGACCTCAATTTCCGCTGGACTGAGAGGCTGTTGATTGGGGTTGCTCAATTTTCTTCTCCAAGATAGGGGCGACCAAGTATTCAGGACAGGTCTGGGTAAACAGGCATCGAGGCTTCTGGCACTCAGGCAGATTAAACTTGTCTGGATTTTGGCAGGTATATCGGTATCTGTCCTCGCACCCCGCCAGTAACATCAGGATTAAGATTAGGCTTCTCACGTTTCCCCTCTTTCAGTTGATCTTCAAGTTTCTGTTTCAGTTGCTCAGTCTTACGCCTGTCTGCTTTTATCTGTTCGCTGAGAATCTTGTTGTCAAGATAGATAAAGGCAACGGCTGGTAAGGCAATGAAGCTAACGGTGGCGAATAAGACCATGCCCCAAAAGTAGATTTTTGCGTCATACTCAGAGATATTAGCCATATAAACACCCAGAAGATAATAATCAACCCAAGCGTTACCCAATGAGGTACACAACGATCAACCCTGTCATTCTCAGTCTTGATCTTGTCAATCCGCTTTTGTTTCTCGTTCCTTCTGTCTCTCTCCCTTGCCTTTTTCTGTTCATCAAGAATCTTGGAATACATAGCCTTATATCGGCTATATAACGGCCCAAGCTGTGCAGGAGCCTCGTTCATCAATTCTCTTAACTCAGCACCACATTTAACCAACTTTGTCTCAATCGAAATCAACTCCAAAGCGCCAAGGTTGTTGTCACCGTAAGAACTTGCAAATACCTTTTTCTCCAAATCCTCTTTATAGGCTACCAAATAGGCTTGAGCCTTAAAGAAGTCCCCAACGTGCTTAATGAATTGGTCAATTATTGCATCTTCGTCAGGAATATAGTCAACATATTCATCCTTTACTTTTTTCTTCGGCTCTTCAACTTTTCCAGAGTTAACGCTTTGCTTATCTTCTGGTAAGAACAAACTCTTGACCCAACCAAAAAAACCAGAAACATCTTTGACGATTTCCTTTGCATCAGCGACACCCTTCTTTATGCGTTGTATCTCCGCACGACCTTCTGACAGCATTTCACAACAAGAGCGTATTCCCTTGAGTGCGCTTCCCAACATGAGCATTGCAGAAATCGGGTCAATATCAAATCCCCAGAAGTTTCTTGAAGAACTCAGCCCCGACACCAGGGCCAAGCAGAACAACAGCCATCACAGCATACAAAAGATATTCAATCTTTGTCATCCGAGTCTCACCATGCGCTAGAGCCTTGTTAATTTGCTCATAGCGCATAGCGCAAACTTCTTCATGGGTTGACAGACGAGCGTCAGTTGCGTCAATGCTTGCCATTATTGACCCTCATCTGCTGGTTCAGGCGTGTTGCCCTCTTCCAGCCATTTCAAATAGTCTGGGTTTTGTTCGGTGCAGGTCAAACGACACAAACCATCATCGTCAATACGCGCCAAGATTTGAACGCCATCAATGTTTTTGTGAAGTAGTTTGTAAATCATAGTTCTGCACTCCAAGCAAGGTATGCTGATGTTGTGTTTGCTGCCCTACCGCCGCATCCTTGTCCTACTGTTAGACCAGAAGCAACCGAAAAATTAGTTCTAGCGTTCCATGTAGACGCAATCGCAAATGAAGGAACCGAACTACAAGTTGTTCCTGTATTGGCATAAACAACTTGATAATGAGAGGCTGTTCCTGACTGTTCAAGAGAAGTAGGTGCAGTACGCATTTGAACTGGGAATTGCGAAACACAGTTTCCTGCCGTTGAAGTATCCACCCATCCAACGCCAAAATCCCAATATGCAGAGTCTGCCTTTTGCTTGTAGTAATACCGCTGACACAAAGCCAACTCAGTCCCATAAGGGCGGTAGTCAAAGCTAGTGGCTGTTGAGCCTTTTTCTAGTTGAACTCCTGTGATGTAGAAGGTAGCTCCGTTTGTTCCTACTACTGATGTTGCTCCTGTGGCTGAAGTATATAAAGTACCAGCCCAAGAACCAGCAGTTCCGCTATATGTTGAGCCTGTACCAAGACTAAATCTAACAGTTAGTCCAATACCGTTTGTAGTTAGCCATGTACCACTTGTATCTCCAGCAATAGTTACTGTTTTATCTTCGTAAGTGTTTGCTGATGAAATTGTAAAAGTAAATGGATAAGAACGATTGTTTGCAGAGTTAGTAATTGCACCGCCAAAAGTACCAGTTAAAGAGCTACGAACTTTAAATGACAATGTTATCGGTTGAGCATTAGCAGTTCCCCACCCTAAGTCTGCTAAGTTTAAACCTTCTATCGCTTGCTGGAAAACAAAGAATTCTCCTGAGCCAACTGTGTAAGCCGAAGAAGAAGTAATCAAAGCTGAATTTACAAAACCAGCTGGAGCAGTAGAGCTTTGTTGAACAGTAAACTTAGAAGCAGCAGAGCCATAGATTTGCCAACGGTCTAAGCAATATAAACCTGATGTTGTTTGAGTAACACTAGCACCAGCATTACGCTGGTCGATAACCATTGCACCGTTGATGATGCGGTTCTTGAATCCAACACCATAAGTACCATAAGAAGCAATTTCAGCACCTTTGCCAGATGAGGCAATAGCCGTTAAATCTGCGTCATATGCTTGAACATCTGTACCAATCGCCAAACCAAGATTAGTGCGAGCATCAGCAGCGGTAGTTGCACCAGTACCGCCACCAGAAATAGGCCATTTATCTCCGCTTGTTCCTGCGTATAGGTCTTTTATCTGCTTCATCAACGTGCGAATAGCATCGTTAATCCCTGAAGGGGCGCATCCCTCGTCAATGTTGATACCGCCAATGTCCGTGTTGGAATTTGCGGTTGCGCTGTAATCGCTGATTTTGTCTTTTGACATGGTTTTCCTTTAATCGTATTGGCTAGACATTCTGTTCAATTCAATCCGATACGGCTCTGTATCAGGTGCAATATTCAGAAGATTAGGAGTAGTTGCATATTTAAGCATTGGCTCAACAGGCGCACTTAAATAGTTCATCAATGGGTCAGTAATGTTCAATCCTTCATAGAAGTTTTGAACTCGTGGCGACAAATATGCTTTAGATGCAATAGCAGGGCCAGCTAAACCAGCCGCAGATGCCGCTAATGGAACACCAATAGCCGCAGAACCTGCCGCAATACCAGCCAATTTAGCAGGGCCAGAAGTCAACAGGTTTATCATCATTGACCTCTCTGATGTTTGAGAAGAACCAATTTTAGGCTTCAATGAAGTCTGAGCAACATCAGCTAAATCAACCAAGTTTTTAGCTTGCTCTTGACCAAAGATTTGTTCAAATGTCATAGGAGTCTTTTCATTAGACTTAATAACATTCTTACCAAACTTTGTAATGTCCAATTCACCAGCATTGTTCAAAGAACTCAAACGAATATCAGACAAAACAGCTTGTGCCAACGATTGTTTTTGAGACTCATCCATCAATGGCAAAAGATTGTCAGATAAACGATTTGTATTTGCAACAATAGTATTAACAACAGTCTTGTCGTTAGCTTTTGCAAATCTATCGTTTAATTCTCGTGCTTTACCATAGTTTGAGCGCAATTCTTTCAGTTGTTTAGCATCGTCTGTTAAACCTTCAGCCCTGAAAGTTTTATCACGAGCATCATCTAAAGCGTCACGCAAAGACCCGAAAGCCTCTCCAATCTTTGTGCCTTTGTTATTGAAAGCCAAGTCACCAAATAGTATGCGTTGATCTTGGTAGTGGGAGCCAGGCAAAACACCTCTTTGTGCATAACCTTGATATGAGAACTCAGGCTCACCAGAATCAATTAGATTCTGACGAATTTTGTCAGCAAAAGCCTTGAAGTTTGGATTGTCTGGTTTCATACCAGTTTGTTCCATAGCTTGAGCGACTTTTACATCCAAGTCTTTATTCTTTGCGCCAAAATAAAATTGTTCAAAACTCTCAAATAAAGGCTCTCTACGCATAGCAGGTGGCAAAGACTTTAGAAGTTCTCTTGCCTTCATTACACTCTCTTTGAATGTAGGAACTTGATCTAAGTTAATGTCTGTCTTAGATGCAACTTCACGAATCTTGCTACCAATAGCGTCTAGATTTTGCTTTGCTGCGTTTTTAACAGCAGAAGCGCCAGCGGCATAAGCAACTGATGGGTCACGAGGCATACCGCCAAACATATTTGCGATTTGATCGAATATGCTCTCAGCTAAATCAGACTGTGCTGCATACCTACGAGTAAACTGTCCAGCCGAGCCTGGCAATGTTGAAGCCGCCGCTTCAAATATTTGTGCAGTTTTGCTTGTTCCAGCTTGTGCTGGAGTCAACGCTGTTTCACCTTCAAAACCCAAGCCTTGAGCCTTTGCAGCCACTTCAGCGGCTCGTTTCTCAGCATTTGTCATGGCTTGTTTAACTCTGTCAGCGCCAGCCATGGAAGCACCGCCAACAGCCACGCCACCAAGCATACCAGCCAAAGTAGCACCAACATCACCTAAATATGGCTGAGTTTTTTCACCAACTAATTGGCTTGTAGCGCCAGCAGGAGCAGCAACACCTAACTGAGCAACAGGTCGCTCTGCCATTTGTGATGCGATTGCTCTTCCAATAGGAGTAGCCGCATTTGTTGCCATTTTCATAATGCCTGGCAGTTGTGCGGCAGTACCACCCAATGCACCAGCGCCAGCCTCTACCATTCGTTGCCCAGTTGTTTCTGGTTTAGCAACACCTGCACTAGTCAATACATCTTGAATCATTTGAGATGGAGATGTAAGACGTTTATCGCTACCAACACCTGAAGAAATAGAGTTAACCAATGCTGTTAAAGCATCTCCAGCAGGAACAGCCAAAGAACCTGCCAACATTCCAACAGGGCCAAGTGGCGCACCCATAGCAGCACCAACCATAGGGCCAGCCAATCCACGGGTTACAGCGCCAACATATTGGTCAAGAGTTCCCCTTGGGAGAATCTTAGCCGCCATTCCTTCTCCAAATCTAGCGTCAAATCTAGCCGCTGTCTCTGGGTGCGCCTTTAGATAGTCAATTTGTTCTTTTGTTGGTTTAGCCATAACTATCCTTTAGTAAGGTGCATTTTGATCTGCAAATGGGTCAGGTGGTGGTGCAAACTGGAACCCACGCAAAGACTTCTTGTTTTGGTAGAAGTAATTTTCTGCTTGATCTGCGTATGCTCGTGCTTTTTTACCCAAATAATCAATATCTTTCAAAGCATCTTGTTTAGATTGCAATGAAACTTTTGGATTAGCTAAGTCACCAACAGCCTTGTCATAACGCTTTGCATCAGCGTCTGATGTTGGCCCACCAAACTTAGGCGCTTGAACTGCCAAAGTCTGTGATAGCGTAGCCAATCTGTCATTTGCATCTTTAGCTTCTGAACCGATACCAATAGCACCAGCAACACCCTTAATACCAGCTTCAAGAGCGCCACCATAAGCCTTAGAAAGTAATGGTGCAGCACGAAGAGCGAGGTTAGCATTGCTTTCAGCCTTTTTCGCTTCTTCACGAGCAGCGTTAACAGTATCAAATTCTTTCTTCTGAGAATAAGAGAATTGTTCAGGCTTGCCCTCTTCTGCCATGCGTCTTGTTTCTGCCTGAAATGCGGCATTTTGTGCGTTTTGTGCAGCAATACCACGCATGAAATTACGATTTTCTTCAAGTCCAGCCTGAGTTTGTACAAATTGTGTAGCAGATTGAACACGAGCGCCAAGATCAGCTAAACGCTTATCGGCAGTCTCTTGATCTAATTGACCGCTTGCATAGCTCTTTTCATAGTTAGCAGCAACCTGACGCAACGCTTGAGGAATTGTTGGGTCTTTTGCAAATACAGAGAATGGATTTTCACCTTGCATTTGACCTGTAAATCCTGCTTTACGAAGATCAGGAACCAACTTAGCCAATGTTGCATAAGTACCCAATGGGTCAGATGACATTGCAGCCAAAGCCTGAAGTTTATTCGTGTCAACAGAGATAGTGCGCTGCGCTGGAGCGATAACTTGAGATGGAATTGCAGACGGAACTTGACCAGGTTGAGCAGTTTGGAAATATTCTCCAATTTGTTCTGGAGATTGCCAGTTTTGCTCTGTAACCGCAGGAGTCTCTGAGACATTGAACAACTTAGGAAATGCCTCACGCATACGTTGAGCGTCTTGCATCTTACGCATTTGTTCGCCAAGTTGTAGACCAACCAACTTCTCTTGCAGTCCTTGGTTCAACGCTTTACGATAAGCGTCTTGACCCATTTGCAGACCTTGAGCGATAGCCAAAGCACCACCGCCAGGTGTACGGCTAGGCGCACCAGCTTGGAGTAAGGCAGTCGCCATATTCAGCGTTCCTTGCTCTTGTGCTTGTTGGCGCAAACGATTCAGTTCGTCAACGCCCAACAGACCACCGTAGTAGTCTGGTGTTTGTCCATAAAAGTCTAGTAATGCCATTATGCTAACCCCAACAAACGATCAAGGTCGCTAGAACCTGTGAAAGACGAACCACCACCACCGCCACCCGTCAACCAGTTGTAACCACGTTGCAGATATGGCGAACCTCTATCCAATAACTGAAGTCCTAACAAACCAGTACCCAATGCGGTAGCGGTTGGGTTAGTGAAGTAAGGAGTCTGAGTTGTCTGAGTTCTGCCAGCAGGGAATCCGTAGACTTGATTCAGATAATTTGTCAGGTTGGCTTGAGGTGCGGCTTGCTCAAATGCAAACTTCTCTTTAGCAGCCTGAAGTGCTTGCTGTTGGTAACCCTCACCAAACTGACCTGCGGCTAACAGTTTGTTAATGTCAGCGTAATCAGCAGCAGCCATCTCAGGTGCGCCAAATGTTGCTTGTTGTTGACGAGCACGTTCTTGGGCGTAATTCTGATATGCCAGTTGTCCAGCAGTACCAGTCAGGCTCTGAGCCAAAGTGTTAGCAGCTTGATTCTGAAGATTTGTCATCGCACCAGAACCATAGCGACCTGCTTTAGATGCCTGTGAAGCCACATTGCCAATCGCTTGATTAAAAGCGTTTGTAGCGGCTTGTGCGGCAGGTTGGAAAGCACCTTGAAAGAAAGGATTACCACCAAGATAGTCACCTTGGATTGTTCCGTACAGTTGATTTTGGGCGGCAGAAGTCAGAGGAGAACCAGCTTTTGCCCTTGTAGCCAAAGCCTCTATGCCTGTTTGAGTGTAATCTGAAGGCCCAACATAACCCTGACCTGTGAAGTATTGTGGCCCACCTGCTTGGTATAGACGTTGAGCCTCTGTTAAACCATATTTCAAATATGGCTGAATCGTTGGGTCAATCTGGGTTGTGGATGTGGATGTTGCGGTTTCGACTGCCATTTTCGTTCCTTTTCACTAAGGGACTCCGAGGCGGGTCATCCACGGAGCCGATTATATACACTAGCCTACCAAAATGTAAGCGTAAGTCTTGTCTGATGTTGAGTTTGCAAAGTGGGTAAGCGTAGCCGTTCCCTTTCCTTGGGAACTGACATAAACCCCATAATCCCCTGCGGCATTTGTCCCATTCGAGGAGACAAAGTTCATCGTCACAATCACAGACGGGGTTGCGGGTCTTGTCGGGCTTGAGGCGGTTGGGATTTGTTGGATAGAAACCGTTGTGCTGGTTGTTCTCCACATAATCTCGACATAATCGTTGGCGTTCAATTCCACCCAGAAATTAAGCGCAGCGATTAAATGCCCATCCACCCCACCATGAGAGTTTGGGATTGAAAACCGACTGTTTGAGTTGGCGATATTTGTCCCGTTCTTTGAGAACCAAACGTCAACATCCTGAATCTGAGTGTCAGTATTCACAAACTGAAGGCTGAACTGGATGTTATAAACCCCGTAACTCTTGACCGTCAGGCGGGAATTACTCGCAACACTTATCCCGTTTGAGAAGTCGGTTGTGTTGCAAGTTACCGCATAAGCAGTCGTAGTAGATGCCGCTGTTTGGTCAGTAGAGTCCTGAAAAGCCCCGTAAGGAGTCGAATCAGTAAAGGCGTTAGCCGAGAACGGAATAACAAAAATCTTTGTATTTGCGCCAATCCTAACGTCATTTATCGTGGTCGTGGTGGCGTTTCCTGTCGCCAGAGTCACAGTTCCATGATTGTTCGTCTTTCCATTCATTATCCCGTTGACGATTTCAGCAATCGCCCTCGGGTCGCTACCGAATACAGGGAGTTGGCGAAACATCAACGAACCCCTTGAGGCTGAATGTCAACATCCACCGCAACAGCCATCTTCCAGTTGTCGCCAGTAGGATTGACCTGAATCCGATGGTAATTCCCTGACCCCCTCAGAGAGACTCGGTTATCCGAATCCGCTGCGGTAGCCGTTCCAAAAGTCACCACCTCATTTAAGAGAGTCCTAGAAGCCAAAGCCACAGTCGCAGAACCATTGTCAATCTGTGGTCGAGCGAGGTTAATCAAAGACCGCCCACCCGTAGAAATATCCCCTGTCTCAATGGTTGCTGATTTATTAGCCCCGCTGAACGTGACCACTTTAGTCCCAGAAGTCCCACCAAGGAAGTATTTACCACCTGCGTATAGGTTGGAGTCAAGAGACACAGAAAGAGCGTCTAAAGAGGCGTTAACGTCGTCTAATTGCTCAACAGTCACCGAGGCAGTCGTGGCATCAGAAATATAGTCCGAGGCAGCCATCATCACAGACCATTTCTTAGTCGTGAAGCTGTAAACCAATAGTTTTCTTTCTGCGAACTTACTCTTGTAATTCCACAGAACGAGTTTTCTCACGGGGTCAACCGCAGAGGACATGGTTGTAAAGTCTGGGTCGGCATCGTTAAAGAAGAACCGATCTACCTTTTCAGCGCCGATTGGCACTACTTGTTGACCATCGCACAGATAAAACCCATCATCAGACAGGAAGAAAGTCAGACCTTGATACTGACTGACCGAGCCTGATGCGATACAGCCCTTTTCACGGCTTATATTGTCAAACTGGAACACAAACGGAGTGCCGACATAGCTCATCCGATGGATTGCTTTTTCCATCAGGATAAGACCGAACTCACCGCCTCGGATACCAGTAATATGCCCACCATCGGGAATGTCTTGATAATCAGACTGAGTGATTTGGCTAGAAGTCCAAGTGGTTTCGTCATTTATTCCAGACCATTGAACCCGATAAGGCAGATTACCACCAGCCGAGTCCAAGTGAGCACAAACAACAAAATCCCTCACAACGGTCACAAACTTGGCAATAGGCGCATCGTCTGACAGATTCCTAAACGATGTGCTCGTATCAGCCACAAAGGACTGAAGGCGGTCGCCAAAGTTAGCAGCGATTGTCCTATTTCCAAATCGAGTGAAGCGAATCCTCTCGTTGGCAGGGGTGTTAAACCCTGTCTCTGAGGCAGAGATTCTGACGTTTCCGCTTGTTGTGGCAGAAGTCGTGGTAATCGTGAAAGTGTCAGCAGTTAGCTTAGTAACGGTAAAAGTTCCATCCGTAGCCGTTCCGCTTGTGAAATTGAGATAAACAGAATCGCCTGTTTTCCAGCCATGAGCCGTAGCAGTCACGGTCAGAGTGGTCGTTCCCGTTTGGGCGTAAGTCCCTGATGTGTACCAAACCTGAGTTAAAGCACCAACAGAGTCAACGGTGTAAATCTTGTCCTGACCTGCTGCAAATAATTTAATAGTTCCAGATTGGTCTTTAGAGTACGAAAGGGTAAGCAAATTCTCATCAGCAGCCGCTGAGAAATAAGCCTCAGAAGGAAAAGGCGCATATCCCGTAGCCGTTGGGTAACAATTTAAGGCAGTCTGAATCCCACCAACCAAGCCAGGCTGATCTGGTGTCCACTCGCCTAATGCGATTCGTTGTGTAGGCATACTATCCCTGTCTTAACCAAGTGTTGTTATTTTGCGACACTTCTGACCATGTGTTTGAGTTCGCAGAAACGTCTGTCCATGTGTTATCGCTTGCACTCACCATTGTCCAAGTGTTGTTATTTTGCGACACATCATTCCAAGTATCTTCGCTAGTCGTAACGTCAACCCAATTATCGCCCAGACGCACCCCATTACAAGTAACAGTAGCATTGCACGAAATTGAGCCGCTGAAGTCGTAGATTGCATAAGCACTAGCCTCGCAAGTTCCTGAACATTCAATGCTTGCAGTACCGTCTGCGGTTATCCCACCCAAAGCGGAGACAGTCGCAGTTGCGGTAATTGAGGCATCAGCTTGACGAACACGAATGGAATCTGCGCTTACAGTAGCCGCACAGGAAATATCAGCCACTCCGCTTGCCACGATACCGCCCAAAGCGGTTACATCAGCAGAACAGGAAATAGCCGCATCTCCAAACTGAACTCTAATTCCAGCGGCAGATACAGTTGCGGTTGAATCAATAGCCCCTGAACCAAATTGGACTCTTATGCCAGCAGCAGAAACAGAGGCAGATGCGTCAACAGAACCAGAGGCGTATTGAACCCTTGTGGCATCGCAGGAAACGGTCGCAGAAGCGTTTACCGCACCTGAACCATACTGAACCCTTATCCCGTCAGCAGATGCGCTTGCAGAGCATGATATTGACGCTGAAGCGTATTGGACACGGATAGCATCAGCAGAAACCGATGCGCTAGAAGTAACCGAACCTGAAGCATCCCACCGAGTGACTGACGTTGTGTATAACGGACTGTCAAGCGACAGCGTTAACGAGTCTAGACTTGCCTTAAGATTATTAAGGCTGTCTATTGTCCACGGTGGGAGCAGGTCAGCCATATCACGCCAAAGTCACGCTCAATGAACCAGAGGCAATGCGGAAAACATCACCAGTAGCGATGGTTTTCGAGGCATCCAAAGGAGTATGGAACAGCAAGTTGCCAGCGGTTGAGGCATCACGAATCCCCACATGGGTAATCGTTCCCCATGAGCCACCAGCTTGAGGAAACTCAATAGCCGATGAGTTTGTGGTCACGCCGTTAGAAGGCGAACCAAAAGTGATTGCCTGACGAGCGTAAGAAGTACCAGAGCACTCAGTACCAGAATCCGCATCCGTTGGGTCGCTAGTGTAGAGAGCCAAATATACGGTTGTAGGGCTTGTGTAGCTTGTGTTTCGGAGAACAGCGTTTACAAGTGCGTTCTCCAAGTAATTTGACATTTCAGACATATTTACCTCGTTGCAAATGACATTGAAAGTGGAACACCTGAATACTGTGAAGATTCGTCAGATGTTGAAAGTGTTGCGATGCCCCTGTCATACAGAGAACCCCAGACCTGAATACGAGCATCGTTCATCAGATAAGGCTCTGCTTCTAACAGAGAGGCATACAGCAAAACATCAGGCGCATTTGCCATGAATATGTTGCTTGAATTTGAGTCACCCAAGAATGTAGGCGCTGCGAAATACAACAGTTCTAGCGTGTAAGTCGTATCTGGAATTGGAGACAACTTAAACTCTGCCGCCAGAATCGTGTAGTCCAGAGGCTTACCGCTAGTGGTCGATTTTGTGTTACGACTGAAAATAGCAGGGCTTGAGTAAGTCAACGGCTGGATTGGGTTGGTAGAAACGTAAAAGTCTCTAGCTTCCAGAAAGTCTGAAGGGAGTTCAACGGTTGAATCACCACCTGTCGTGGTCGTGGTCACAGACTTGAGCATTTGACGAATACGCAACTCACGGCGTAAACGCAACTCTGCGAACCGAATGAAATCAGGAATCTGATCGGTCAAGTCGGTACGAGCCAAGTAGCTGGCAACCTTTGTTTTCAAATCTGAGTAAGTCGCTATGCTCATACATCATCCCAACCATATTCGTAAGTTCCGATATGCCTGATGTGCTTTGAAAGGTCATGGTCAACAATGGTATCGAAACCAGCGTCAAACGCCTTTGCACAAAAGTAAATATCTTCCCCTATTGTCCCACCTTTGGCGGTTTTATCAAACCAAAACCAAGGCTTTTCAACTTTCTCGAAAACTTCTTTTCGGATTAGAACCATCCCGAATCCGACACCCATGACTTGCTCAAGACCTTCCTTGCCTTTACTATCGACTTTCACCAAGTCTTTAGTTTCAGGACAAACATCTAAGGCTGTCGCTTGGATAGGGAAACGGCGGGTCGTTGCATTAACCCCAACAATGGGAAGTTCACGGGATAAAAGGATTCTGAGCGCATCCTTGGGGAATCTCATGTCTGAGTCAACCCACAAAATAGCGTCAGCACCATCCTTTAAGGCTTCCTCGGCTAACCTCTCACGTTGGTTAAATATCAACGTACCTGGCACTTGGTAGATCAATAAAGACCCACCTTCTGCACATCGAGTCACACCTTCATACGCACACAATTTCGCTAGATCAAAAGCAAACCCCGTCATAACTGTGTCACGGCAGGGAACGCAAATAGCTACCTTCATAGTTGTCCTGGTCGAGTTCTGAAAAACCGATTATCAGGGTTATTTAAGAAAGCACGAAATCTTTTTTCATCAATCACAGCATAACCTCGCATGATTCCCTGTTTATTTAGATCATCAATAACAACATTAGGAAGGCTTGCGACTTTCGCCCACTCACCCCACTTAGCACGTTCATCCGTAGCGTTGAACTGAGCCTTGTTGCTCTCCAAAATACCAGAAATATCCTGCTTAGTCTCAATGAAATGCTTTCCATCGAGGTCGTGGAAATTAGTCTCTTTACCGTTCTGTGATGCAATGTGGCGCATAAAAGAAGGGGGGTGATTAGCCCCCCATTTGATTACGATGTAGTCAAGTCAGCAGCGATACCGTGGGCTGCTTCGTTACGCATTTCCAAAGTCAACTCAGCCAAAATCTGAGTTTTCTCTGCGTCACCAGCTTTTGCCAATTCGTTTGTGGCGAATGGGCGCAAGTAAGCAACTGCTGCGTATTCTGGGTCAAGCACCAGAGCGTCACGGGTACGCATGAATCGGTTAGGAACCACAGAGATAGTACCAAAGTCGCTCATGTAAACGTCAGCAGCACCAATAATGGTGGTTGGCGCATCAGCAGGAGCCATAAAGCGCTGTGCTGCGATACCAGCAAATGACGAAACGGCTTGCTTCTGGAATGGGCCAACCATCAAAATCTTGGGATTGCCACCAGAAGAATAAACCTTCTGAACAACATCCTTCAAGATGGTTTCGGTGAAAGCACGTTGAGTTCCGTCTGTACGGGTAGACACACCGATAGTGGTGGGGTCAACGCCAGCGGTAGTACCAGACGATTTGCTAGTGTTGGTCTTAATCCAAGACAACATAGCACCCATTTGACGAGCAGTAGAAGCGTCACCAGCAGAACGGCCTTGGTTGGCAGTCAAGATGGTTTCAATGTCACGCTTCAACTCAGCAGAGGCTTTGCTCAACTGATAGGCTTTTTCTGACTTACGACCTGCTTTGTCAACAGCTTCCAAAGTGCCAGAAATCTTGATAGTTTTCTGAACGATCTGGGTGTAGTTGCCCAAACGGGTAGTAGGCGACATGGTAGCGTCAGAAGCGTCAGCACCTTCAACAGCGGCGTTGTTGGTGGTGGCGGCAGCCAAGCTGTCAGTTTGCCATTCGTGGTACACGGCAGTAGCTTTGCCACGGGCCAATGTGTTCAACAGGGGGGTATCGGTGGGGCTGATGTTATAGATAACATCGCTCAAATCTTCACGATTGCCGATAGATTGGTAGGTTTGATATGTTGCCATTTTGATTCCTTAGAGAAATTTTTCAAAGAGTGCGGCTGCATCACGGACTTTGCCAGTTTGACGCAAACGCTGTTGCAATTTTTTGTTCTGTTCTGCCTCTGCATTTCGTGGCACAGAAGTTCCCGCTTTCATTATCTTCGGAGCGGCCTCGACCTTCTTTGTGATCGCAGGTTTATTGCTCTGAAGTTTTGCGTACTTCATGCCCTGATACAGACTCAAAACAGCCCTAGAGTCATATAGGTTTGCAAGCTCTTGGTCACTCCACCCGATTGACTTGGCGTATTCACGAATATCCTTGCGGATTTGATCGCCAGTCTTGGGGTCACCGTAACCAGGAATCAGGTTAGTCAACTTTTGACTTTCTTCAGCGAGATGCTGCTGTAAACGCTCAGATTGCTCGGCTTGTTGCTGTTGGGCAATGCGTTGCTGCTCTTGTTGCAGAATAGCTAACTGTTTCTCTCTCTGCGCCTGTTCAGCGACTTTTACGGCATAACCGATAGGGTCGCTTTCCTTTAGTGCTTCCAAATTTTCACCCTTGTTCTGTTGTTGGAGAAATTGCTCCATCATTTGCAGACGTTGGGCGTACTGATCTCTTAATTTTGTCGCTTCCTGAATCTTCGCTCTTTCGGCTTCCACCGCTTTGCGTTCTTCAGCAAGTTTCTGGGTTTTCTTGGTGTAATCCGCACCTAATTGGTAGCCCTCAATAAGTTCTGTCTCAGTTACTTCCCTTTCCTCACCTGCGGCTTTCACCTTGAAGGTACGGGTAGGCTGTTCTTGAACTTCTTCAGAATCTACCAACTCTGGCTCAGAGTCCTCAACATATTCCTCGACAGTTTCCTCAGTTTCGGGTTGGCTCTCGGCTCCCTCTGCTGATTCCATCATGCCCAAAAATGCTGCTGCGGCTGTGTCCACCGTCAGCGTTCCACTTCCTTGCGGAGTCGTGTTTTCGCTCATTTGATTCCCAAATTGTCAGCCTAAACGGTAGGCCACCGCCTCGTTAGAGGATTTTCCAACGCTTCTTGACTATCTCGCTCGTAGCTGCCATAGACTCGAAATGCGCTATGACCGATTGTAATGCGTTTATTTTCAAATACGCAACTTCTCGTTCATCAATATTGTGAGGCTGAGAATTGACGATCACCGCCAGTTCTGCGTTCTTCAAAACCTCAAGCTCTCCCATGAAAAAGTCATCGGAGATTAGATTCTTAGCCAGTTGTGCTTTGTCCAAGGATTGACCCTACGATTTGGTTAATGTTGACAGGCGTTCCCATTGGTGTCTGTTGTTGTCCAGCAGCGAACAACTGGTTAAACGTCTGCGCTTGAGGCATATTCTGCCATTGAGTTCCCTGAAGGGAAACCTCTGGGAATAAGTCCTCAAAACTGACATTCTGAACGGGCGTATAGGTGTACTCTGGAGACTTCCAGCTCTCTGGGATAGGCACTTGCTGGAAACCGCTTTGGGCAAAAGTTTGACCTGTTCCAGTAATGTCGTTAAGGCCTAATGGGTCGCCAGTAATAGCATTTACTAATAAACCAGCCCTAGCATAATCTAACGCCTGTTTGAAAGTCAGTCCTTGTGCGGCAGCAGCCGTGGCGAATTCAGGAGAACCATATTTTTCTATCTGATTTGCTGCATTAATCCACGCCTCATCCAAAGCGGCATTTTCTGCGGCTATACGGGTGGCTTCTTGTGCAGCAGCTTCTGCGGCAGCGGCAGCGGCAGCTTGTTCGGCAGCGGCTTGAGCGATAGCGGCTTGTTCTGCGGCTACGACTTCAGCAGCGGCATCAGCAGCGGCTACATCAGCGCCAGCAGCCATAGTAGTCCCGTCTGCGCTAATGTAGGCGTTTATCTCAGGCGAATAATAGTAACCAGCGGCTAATAATGCGGCAGTAGTCCAACCGCCAGGCAAAGTCTCACGAACGGTTTGATCTATTTGTTTGCCAACATCTTTAACAGTATCAATAGCACCTTGACCTATTTCGCCACCTGATTCGATTGCATTGCTGACAATTTTGACAGGATTAAGTTTTGAAAAAAACCCCATATCGCTCCCCTTAACCTGGGATTTCTACGTTAGAAGTGATGCCAGCACCAACCTTCATGGCTTTCATTTGAGCCTCTGCCAAGAATTCCTCTTGTTTCAGAGCCAACTGTGCTGCGGCTTTTTCACGCTCTAATTGAATCTGAGCCGTGTTCTTTTCACGCATGAGTTGTAGGTCAGCGATTGCCTTTTGTTGGGCTAACTCAATGTCAGCTTGCGCTTTCATTTGTTGAGCCTGAATATCAGCTTGGGTCTTGGCCATGTAAGCCTGAACCTCTGGCGGCATTTGCGGCTCTTGAGGTTGAGGATTGGCGAGAGCCTGATCTTGCTCTGGAGTGATGGGTTTATAGAACTCGGCAGAATCCTTAAATCCTGCGGCTTCAACCATACGACCCAGAGTATTACGGTACTGACCCATAGACACCAACGGATTAGCTGGCCCCATTTGTCCGAGAACTTGCTCTTGTTTGGCGAGAACCATATTCAGCATCGCCATTTGCTCTTGGCGGTTTCCTGCGCCCAGACCCACGTTAATGTCAACATCGTACTGATTCGACCACTCACGGGGGTCAAAAGACACATACTGACCACGCATCCGAACGATACGAGCCTTGTCTTGGTACTTACAGAGAAGATGCAAGATGCCTTGGAACAGAGATTTAACGCCTGTCTCAGCAAAGATTCTGGCAATCATCTCAATCTTGCCAGCGGCAGACTGTTGCATAGACGCAACAGCAGCGGCAGTCACATTCTGAAGGATAGACGGGTCAAGACCCTGAGAAGCCTCTGTCACCCCTGTGCGCTTTTGTTGGATTGAGTCCAAATATTGAAGCATCGGAAAGGCTTGTTGCGCCACAGGCTGAACGGCTAACTGTTGAACAGCGCCTTGGGATTTAATCCGCACCACACCGCCAGCCGTAGCTGTCAGAAGGTCATCTAGGTTAACTTGACCATCCACCGCTGTCACACGGGCGTTGTTCGTCAGATACAGGTTATCCAAGATTTGACGAGTGATCGTGGTCTTGATTAACTGCAAGTCCATAGTCCTGTCAGCGAGAGATTCGCCAAAGAACTTGTGTGGAGTTGGAATGGGGCAGAGTGAGTGGAAAGGAATGTAGTCAGTCTCTTCGTCACTCAGGATTTCGTTTGAGGCGTAAAAGACTTGGCGCAGTTCAGCAATGCCGTCACCGTCAATATCGGCTGTGACGTAGCACTCGAAAACCTCGATAGTTTCCATTGACTCATCGGCTGAGATTCCATCGTCAGGATTCTCGCCAGGTGCGACACGGGCTAGGTACTCAGGTGAGTAAGTCAGCGCACTAGAGGCTTGGAGTCCATTCACAACGTCTTTATCAAAGCCCATTGCGATCAAGTCGCTACGGGTGATTAAACGGCGATGAGCGACAAAAGGCGCATCCTGTGGGCTTTTCTTGGCTCGTTTGGAGATGAGGAATTCTTCAGGCGGCACATTCTCAACGACAACACGACCTGATTTTTTCTTCTTTTTAACTACTACGGTATTCGAGGAATACATCACAGGCTGACCCATTGGGTCTAGAACTGGATTACCAGCAGGGTCTTTTAGTTCGTTTTCTACAACTTCCTTTTCCACGATCTCCATCGTGTCATCAGAGAGAAGCATCGCTAACTCGTCATCAGACAGGTCACGATACTTTTCTTTGGTCACATCCTCTTTATCTTCCCAATAGGCTTTAACGACACCTACCTTCTGAAGTAGGGCATCCTTAAACCAATCGTGCATGATGATAAGACCAGCGTTGTCACGCATGAACACCCAATTACAGTATTCAGTCGCTTGCTTGGCTCCAGCCTCATCTTGTGGGCCACGGGGGTCGAATCTCACAACCTCATCAGACGATGAGAAGATACGCACCAAAGGTGGCAAAGCACCATCCACCGCTTCAGCGACTTCGCCAGTTACGATGGATGATTTACCCTCGACTTCATTTCCGAGTGGTTGGCGTAGATAAAAGGATAATGCGTCTGTGCGCTGTTGAGTCGTTTCGGTTTCTAGGAATCCGATTGAGTTATCAATTTCCGATTCCAGTATCGACTTCAGTTTGTCTTGGCTCATCTTTAACCTTTGGCGGTCTGCCCAATCGTGGGCGTTGCTCTGATTGTAGCGGTTTCGCAACATTTTCAAGCATTTCGACCCGTTTTTCAAGGTTGAGAATTAACTCTTCTAGACGAGCAATCTTTTTGGCATCGGCTATATCGCCTTGTCTGAGCATATACATTAAATGACCCATTTCGGTGGTTGGTTGATAGATTTACCCCATGAAGAACCCTCATCGAGTCCAATCGCAAGGTAGCGGAAAGCGTCTGAGCCGTGGCTTGACCAATCGTGCAAAGGTCTGTCGTAAAAGACTTTCCTCTTTTCATCGTAGTCACGGCGATAGTTTCTCAGGCAGTCTAGACCGATCTTTACGCTCGGCACGTTAAACCAGCATCTCGGCAGAAGGCGGCGAACAGCCTGAATCCCATCGTCTACACTCATTCTCGGTGCGACTCTGACGTTTAATCCAGCCTCTTGTAAGACTTCTAATCGGCTCTTTCCTGAACCCAATTCTCTTACCTGAACGTCATGGGGCAGGATTTGCTCGGCAGTCGCCCAATTATTCTCTCTTAGCCATGTGACGTATTTATCCAGCCCAACCCCGTTGTTTTCGTAGTAGTCCATCAAGCGAATCTCTGAACCTGCGATCTGAGCCACCCAAATAGCTGTCGAATCCCCCATTCCTAAGTCCCAAGCGCAGACTGTTCTGCACAGGTCATCCCTTGGAATCTCTTGAATGTGATTCTTTGTCTCTAGATCGTTAATGATTTGCCCGTAGTAAGACCCCTCTACGGCAGCGTTAAACGAGCACTCAAATTCCTGAAGATACTTATCCTCGCCCATTTCGGACTTGGCAGCGTCTAATTCAGATTGAGCAATTACCCCTGTCTGACTAGCCTTGAACTCCAAAAGCCCCCAACCATCCTCTGTTTCGGCTCTGTCTCTCAAGTCCTTAAAATGGTTGTGACCCTTTGGCGTACCGATAAACAAACACCACCCAAGACGATCAGACAGGGCAGGTCGAATAATATCTGTCCAAATTACAGGGTTTTGGTCGCCAACCTCGTCAATGCAGCATCCGTCAAAATATTGCCCTCGGAGTGAATCTGGGTTGTCTGAGCCGTAAAGTTGGATTCTTCGCCCCCAGAAATCAATCCGTAATTCAGCAATGTTTGGGGTTGCTCCGAGTGGGAGTGTGTATTTGAGAAGGTAATCCCAAGCAACCCGCTTGGCTTGTCCGTAGGTTGGGGCGATATAAGCATATCGAGGGTTTTCCTTTTCGTTCAGGATAGCGCATTTGATAATGTGATTTAGCGCAGCCACCGTCTTACCAAAGCGCCGATGAGCCACGACCACCGTAAATCGTTGCTGCTCCAGTAATTTATGCACCTTTAGCTGATGCTGCCGAGGTGCGTAAGGGATTGTTATTGTGCCCATTGGACTTTGATTGCACCGCCATCAACACCGCTAATTTCATGGGTTTGCGTGTCTTTCCAGCCCATTTGTGTCTTTGACCACCAAATAGCAGCGGTTGTGTCACCAGAGGTAGCTTTTTGGTAAAGGGTTTGGCCAACCTTTGCGTTGGCTTTTGCCTTTCCTTGGGCTAGTTCTTTCTTAAAGTGCTTTTTTAGGGTGTCTGAATCAATACCGTCACGAATGATGGCAGCAATGTTGTCATGCGGTACGCCATAGCCAGCCATAGCCTCTACCTGCACACGCTCAGAGTCTGTTGGTTTGAATAATTTACCTTGAGCCATTTTATTACTCCGAAAGTTCGCTAGAAGTCAGCAATACAGCCTTCTTGCCTGTGAAATCTTCCCATCGCTTTACGATTACATCGCAATACTTAGGTTCTAACTCCATCAGTCGTGCGTTTCTTCCCTGCTTCTCACAGGCAATCATTGTGCTACCTGAGCCGCCAAACATATCAAATACAACTTTTTTACCTTTGTTGTCCTCAAGGGCTATTTCTATCAATTCCACAGGTTTCATCGTTGGATGTACGGTATTTTTTTGGCGTTTGATAGTCCAAACATCACCTCTTAGAGTCTTATGGCCACCATAATCTCCATAATAGAAAATAATTTCGTGCTGCTTAAAGTATTTATCTAAATGTTGAGCAGGATTTACTTTGTTCCATACGATCATGGCTTTAGGCTTTCGCCCGATCTTTTCCATAGCCTCTCTAAAAAGATGGGCATAGTGCCAGGAACAACAAACATACATGGTTTCACATCCATAAAGCGTTTGTATTAAAAAATCAACAAACGCAGAATCTTCCATCTTGTCGTTTTTGATTTTGTCTCTTTTATCGCTTACGCCTTGATAATCTATGTTGTAAGGCGGGTCTGTAAATATCATGTCAGGTCTATCGCCACATAACAACTTATCTATGTCATTTTGGCTAGAGGAATCTCCGCACATCAACCTATGATTTCCTAGTTGATATATGTCACCAACTTTAGTTTTTGGCTCTTCAGGCGCTTGAGGAACTGAATCCTCATCCGTTAAACCTTCCACAACTTCAGGATTCAACGCCTCAATCTCATCTAGGCTGAAACCCGTCAGTTCTAGGTCAAAGCCAAGTTCTGCCAGTTCGTCAAATTCCAGCTTCAGCATCTCGTTATCCCACCCGGCATTTAGTGCCAGGCGGTTGTCAGCGATGATGTAAGCCTTCTTTTGGGCATCAGTCAGTTCAGCCAACTCAATAACTGGAACTTGAGTGTGTCCTAACTTACGAGCAGCCGCAATCCTTCCATGACCTGCAATGATGCCGTTATCCCCATCCACAAGAATAGGGTTAGTCCATCCAAACTCTTTGATTGATGCAGCTATCTGAGCAACTTGTTCGTCAGAATGTGTGCGTGAGTTCCTTGCATAAGGAATCAGGGTGGCGATTTCTCGCCATTCTAGTTTTCTGTCCACTTCACTTCCTTTCGGCTCGGTGAAAAAAATGTTATCTTACCACTTAACCTTGTCAGCCCAGTATGCTGCGCTCATCTTCCCTTTAGCAATGTTCTCAGCGTGTCTAGCCTTAAAACTCTTTCTACGGGCTTTGTCGGCTTCGCTTTCGCCTTTTCTTGGTGGGCTGCCTTTTACACCCTGCTGACCAAAACGGATAAGTTTTACCTCATCACCTGACTTTGCCAAGACTGCGTGGCTTTTTGTCGGGTGACTAGGCGTTCTCTTTGGTTTGTTGTAACCAGAAAACTCTTCATTTCCTCGTTTCATACCATCTCCGCAGGGATAAATACGTTGTCAGACCACACTCTCTCTGCGAAAAAGTAGCCTAACTTCTGAATCATTATAGCGATTTCAGCGTCATCCATGCCGTTTTTGGCTAGTCTTTTCTGCTCGATGATGATAATCGGTCTAGCCCTCATAATCGTGTCAAAAGCACCCTTTAAGGCGTTTTCCTCAAATCCCTCAACATCCAACTGAATCAGGTCAGGATTGAGATTCAGGCTGTCAATGGTCATCATCGGGATGCCTTCTTCTGCCTCTTCGATCTGAAGCGCCCCGTAGTTTTGACCCTCATCACCCTCTACCGAGCGACAGAATCCAGCTTTGTCTGACAGTCCAGCCTTGTAAATCTCAACATTTGCCTCGGACACATTTCTTTGGAAGCACTCAAAGTTAATGTCATTCGGCTCAAATGTCACGACCTTGCTGAAAAGTTCAGCATAAATCTTCGACCAAACCCCGCAATTCCCACCCGCATGAATGACTAAATCCCGTTTAGGAACCCACTTCACAAGGTCAGGGATAGCCGCAATCTCTTTGGGAATCCACTCCCAAGCCTGAACGTCATCTTTAGGCCACCACCAGCCATCACGTTGCTCGATCTGCGTATTCAATCGTACTCTCCCAAAATTGTGTTGCGAAACAATGCCCGTTGCCCGTGTAAATCTGCCCTGAGAAGTGTTCTCTGGTGAAATAGTGGGATGGATAGATTGTCAGAGGATATTTGGTCTGAAGAAAGACCTCGGTAATCAGAACAGGGCCAGTTGTCTCCCAAGCCCGTTTATCTGTGACCGTTTCCTTTTGTCGGATAGTCTCGATACATTGACCGAAAAATGGATTCTCAGGAATTGAACCCATGACGCTGACGTTAATCAGTCCAGGTCGGGTGATCTCTTGTTCCCAATGGGCAAAAGCGTCAGGTTTTAGTAACCAATCCTCTAAAGGAGAGAGGCAGACAGCATCAGCGTCTAGCGTGATTCCACCTTCGTTATAAAGGATTTCATACCGCATCATGTCGGCAACCCCACACAGTTCGTATTTCGCCATCTCTACGATGTGTTTGGCATTAAACCAATGGTTGCCTTTTAATTCCTCATTGCCCCATATCTTGATCTCGTAATCAGGATTTAGGTTGCGCCATGAGTCTATGCAATGGTCTGGGCGTTTGGACTCGTCACCAATCCAAACAAAGTGAAGTTTTTTAGGAATCACTTTTTCTTTTTCATTACTTTCTTGGCTTCGCTCAAAGCGATAGCAATGCCCTGCTTGGGATTTGTAACGACTTTACCGCCTTTTCCTGAGTGCAAAGTGCCAGTTTTGTATTCGTGCATTACTTTGCCAACTTTTTTGGCTCCAGCTTTAGTCATTTTCATCATCGTTCTCCATCATTACAGGGGCTTTTTCCCACGCCTTGCAGACACGCAAGTTATGGCAGATAAATTCAAATTTATGGCAGTAACCACGACCACCACCGTCTTTGTCGAACTCGTCTTGAGGCACGACTTCCATCGCCTCTAAAGTGTCGGGTTGGTCATCAAAATATTCACAGTTCGCACACAGTCTGCGCTTGGCTTGATCTGGGGAAATACGCCAGACGTTTGCTAGACCACGCCAGAACTCGGTGTTAGGTGCGTCAACCTTAACAGGGCCGAGCATTTGTGTCTCAACCAATGTCGAACGGGTTTTTTCGTTTGATTCTTTTGTCAGACCTTCAATCACAGGCTTCTCTGCCTCGATTTCTTCAATCTCAACTTTAATTTCAGCAGCAGGGGCTAAAAGTCCAGCCATATAAGCCTTTCAGGGTTTTCGTCATTCTACGAAAAAAAAGGCAGTCCGTAAACCGCCAAATGTCGGCAACTGCTCAGATTACCAACGGTTAGATTTTAACCTCTTCAGGCCATAGATTTCGCTTAATCAGTTCCTCAATCGTCTTTCTGTGGGCTTTTTCCCACAATTCAGCCCTTTCCTCTTTGCTCATCCGAGAACCTTGGTCAAGTTCAAAATGACACCTCAGACATAAAGCCGCTGTGTATTCGTCAGAAGCCTTTATCCCCCTACCCTTCCCATGTTTGAGTTGGTTAGAGTGAGCCGCTTGTGTTGAGCCTTCCAGACCACAATGCTGACAGGCTAGGCTTGCGACATTCTTTAGGTGTTTCTTTGACCTGAAATATTTGAACTTAGGTATCATTTCTAACCCAAATAGCAAAAGATTGAGCCGTGTCTCCAAAAGGTAGTTGTTCTATTTTCTTGGCGATTTGTTCTTTTTTTGCTTCTGCCACCAGTTTGGCAAAGGATAAAAAGTTTTCTCGTTCTTCTTTTTTAATCAACCCACCAAAAGAATTACAAGCCATTTGAATAATCTCATCTTGTGTCATAAACCACCCCAAAAGTTAGATTTGTAGTCTTTCCACCGCTTACCCTGCTTAATGTCCCAAATGACCCGTTTAGAGACTCCATAACGCTCTGAAAGCACTCTCTGGGTGTCTGGGCTTACCCGAATCAAATCAGCCTGTTCCTGCGTCAATTTACCCCGTTTACGGGACTGTTCTGAAATCCTCGATGCTCTCACAGGATTCGATGCGTAAGATTTGTCCATTGTCTGCGCCAAAACCTTACGATTTACCGCCCGAATGTGATCTTCGGCTAGGCATCGTTTGTTTTTGCAGATTGTGGTGTAAACATCGCCTTTTCGCTTACTTTTTCCGTATATCTGAGCAATGATTCCCCTGACTGTCGCTGTTTTCTGGTTGTACCGAATGATCGGATATCCATAACAACTTGTCGTTGAAGTCCAAATCAGGCAATCCCCGTCTTGTTCAGTTCTGGACAGTAGGAGTTGAAGTGAGGGAGTTAATGGCTTGGTTGAGGACTTTCGGTGGGACTCTTGTCCATTCTTCTTGGCAGATTTGTAGAGCGTTGTCGATTGTGATTGCAAACTCTCGTTTCCACTTAAATCCTGACTTTGAACATTCGAGGAGTATGTTTCCAGCACTTTTTAACTTTCTGTATTCAACTGAATCTGTTTTCTTGAGTTCTTCGTAACAAGTCATCATGGCGTAGACAGGAAGGGATGTGGCGACCATCTCGCTTGAAGCATCCTCTCCGTCATCCAATAGGAAGATTGAAATCCTGTGGCTTGTTATCGAGTCTTTGAGTTTCTGTTTAGCAATAGCCCTAGCGACAGGATTCATTCCCGTGTTTCGGTCTACCTTGGTGACAAACTTCATTTGTGCTTTTCAATGTACTGAATCACCGTATCGCAAGCTGCGACAAGAATCTTAATAAACAATGCAAACAATGCACCAAACAAAAAATATTGAATATCGCTCATGTTTTCTCCGTAAAAGTAATACCGTTCTCAGCACCCCAAGCGTGTAGCCACTCTACAAACTCGCTTGCTTGTTCTTTTGTGAAACTTCTTGATTGCAATCCAAGTTGGACAATTCCAGTACCGTCTAGACTTGGCACGATCTGACCTTGATTTGTGTTCGTGTCTTTTGCAAATTGCCACAACAGAAAACGCTTCCAGCTTTCAGAGTCCCACTTAGAACCGAGGTGGCTTGCTTGCTTGGCAATGTCGCCAATCATGGCGTGATATTTTTCCTCTTGTTCACGGCTCTTGTTTACCGCTTTGATCTCAAGAGACAAATGCTTACCGCTTTTTATGGCTTCTTTGACTTTAGGCCATATCGTCTGCATTAACGATGTTGCTTGCTCTGGTGTTCTTAATTCGTATTTCATAAATCTTGACCTCTTAACCACTCAGCTAGCAAAAGTGCTTCAGCTTTGTTGTGATCTTTCTTTAGTCCCAACGGTGCGTTAGGAAACTTCTGTCTTGCCAACTGTAACGCAGAATCTTTGTCTTGTGTCACACCTGTATCTTTTTTCCAACGTTGCGGAGTTACAACAAACCATGTACCAAAGAATGATTCACAGATAGCCTCTATCGCCCCAACAGCACGACCAAACTTAAATGTCGATGCTACCCCTTGGTTTGGCATTGAATGTACGCTCTCAATAACGATAACGGCATCTTGTTGGTCAATGGCTTGAGATATTTCAGCACGAAACTCTTTTGCTTTGATTCGACCGTAATCGTGAGGAATGTTTCCACAAGACCAATACTTTCCATTGTGGTCAACAATCCCCCAAGCACCAGAAACAGCGCCAGGGTCAATCCCGATGTAGAGTTTCATTTTTTATCCTGTTCATGCGTTGTCTCAAATCCAAAGTAGCGGATTCGCCTCTGATTCTCCGCAAGTCCTCTAACACTCCCTGCCACCATGCGTATGCTTTCCTTGAGCCTAAAGTCGATACTTTCTCGGCATAGCGGTTCAGCCACTCTTTTGCTTCGCAGTTTTTCAGGTGTTCTAAGTCCATTTTTATAAATCATTCAGGATTCTCCATGCGGTTGCGGCACAGAGGGGAACTTGTCCATTGCCAATGGCTTTAAGTCTGTCATTCCCAGAGGCCAACCCATCAACCACTCGACCCACATCGGGTTCAACTTGCCACCA